TGTCGGTGCAGCCGTCATGGCATTCAGTTGCGGCAACAAGAAAAAGGCTGCACAAAAAGCTGCCGAGGCCGCAGAAATAGCAATAAAGGATTCATTGGAAAAAGTTGAAATGGAAGAGAAAGCCCGGAATGCGGAAGCCACTATCGCCCTATTGGACGAAGAGCCGGTTTTCGACATAGTCACTAATTTAGGCACGATTAAGGTAAAACTTTACAGCAAGACCCCGAAACATCGCTATAATTTTGAAAAGCTCGCGTTGACGGGCTATTATGACGGTCTGTTGTTTCATCGGGTAATAAAGGACTTTATGATTCAAGGCGGGGATCCTTACACAAGGGATACGGCCATGGTCGCAAAATACGGCCAGGGTGGTCCGGCCTATACTGTTCCTGCTGAGTTCGTCCCGGAATACAAGCACAAGAAAGGGGCTTTGGCAGCTGCCAGAAGAGGTGACGCCGCCAATCCTAAGAAAGAGTCTTCCGGCTCGCAGTTCTATATTGTGCAGAATCCTCAGACATGCGCCCAACTTGACGGGGAATATACAGTGTTCGGGGAAACTATTGACGGCCTAGATGTCATTGACAAAATTGCAGATGTCACGACAAACCGTATGGATTTGCCTGTCAGTCCTGTCAAAATTATATCTGTCAGACTTGACAAAGCATCGGAACCTACTCTTCCTGTACAGGCTTCTGACACCTCTGCCGTGGCTGCCGCCGACTCATTAAAGGGCAAAGTCGAAAAATAATAGAAAAATTGACTGTTTTTTATAAATTATTTATTAAAAAGCCACTAATGGCATAGAAATTGCAATAATTTTCATCGAATAGTTTTTTCATAGGTTAAGTTTTAGGTTAGAATTGCGTATGCCTTTCGTTGTGAAACGAGAGGCATACATCTTTTTATGCCTCCCAGAGCATTGAGAGCCATTTTGCTGATGTCAGCAAAACGCAACAATCCAACCTTTAAGCAACAAAAACGCAACAGTTTTTCTCCAATCTGATTACAATAAACTCACTACGCTCAACCTTACTATTACAAAGGTGGAAACTTTTTCAGAAGCTTCCAAAATGGCTTTCTGAAATTCCACAGAGAGTAGCTGACCACCAGTGCCAGCAGCCACCAGAACCCACGCATCTTCGCCTTCTGCCATTTCGTCAGCGGTTTTTCGGTAATTACAGGCACCCGAACCTCCTTATTAACATATACTATACTGTCTTTGCGGTGTACAGGAACGTCTACAGGCACGGCAAAATGAGACTTCTTGCTGATTAGCGAGTGATGCAGAAAACCGAGACTGTCTATTTTCGCATCACTGATAGCAAATGTGTTTTCAAGGCGTGAAGCCGTGTCACGGGTCACCACCTTTTCCGTTTCCTTTGGCAAAGTGACTTTCACAGTGTCATGAATATAGGTCGTCACCTCCTTGACCGATGTTCTGATGCTGTCTCGGACAATGATTGTCGGCTGCCGCCTGCAAACGCCGCACGAGGTGGCAATGGCAGCAATCGCCGGTAGAATTATCATTTTCCTGATGTCACGAAAATGATGCGAGTGTGCTGATTTTTTCAATTTTCGTATCATAGACGTTCTTTTTTGTGCCAGAGCAGCCGTTATCCGTGCCAAAATTGCCTTAAATCGGTCCAAACGCTATTTGATGCCGGTTTTAATTTTACGCCTCACTCCTCCGAGCCTGTCCGCCCAAGCCTCCGTCCAGAAGTTGTAATAGCCATCAGGATTTGAAGGCTCATACTTGTACAGACAGGCGTGGATGATTGATGGCAGTCCGATAATAGGGAGATATAGCCAGCCAAGCCTCATCGACTGCCGGCAATGCCCTAACTCGTGGTTAACCGTCTTGTCTTCGCAAGACCGCCCACAATACATAGAGCTAAGAAAGATATACCGGCCAAGTGATATTCCTCCTCTCATTGAATCGGCAAAGCAGACAAGAACTCCCCTGGTCTTCATCTCGCTTGTCTTATCAGCCGCCCGAAAGAAAATCAGCATCACAAACCCTAACAGGTTTTGCGGCAACTGCCACAGGTAAATAAGTGTCTTTTTCATTTTGCGTCTATTTTTTTGCCTTTGTATCTGCGATTGTACAATATCTGTCCTCTTTGTCCGCCATTCAACTTGTGCGAAAAATGCAAGAAAGTGGGATAGAGTATCATCTGGTCGAACGGCAGGCCGAGTTTCATTGCAAGCCGGGCAAGCTCCGCCGGAGCGTCAGTGGCGATGTCCGCCGCCTCTCCGTTGACGTGCTGGCTTGTAGGAACGCCTCCGACAAGAGCGTTCAGCTCCGGGCATCTGTAGCCGCTATTTATGTGCAGAGGTTTGCCCCAAGCATCGCGTAAAGGCTGGAGTACCTCAAGCACGAGTGCACGGATAGCATCTCGCTTATCGAATGTGTCTATGACATTACAAATGCCCTTTGCCTTTGCCGTTGGGCTTTCCTCGAACTCCCTGTAACTGAAATCCTTGCTAATCGTCCCCATCTCCATTCAAATTATTTACGCTTCCCTTTGTAGCCTTTTCGATAATAGCCTCTTTGTTCTTGCCGTACTGCTCAAGCAACTTGTTTATTGGCAGATAGTCCACGTCAATATCCTCGCTTTCCCTCTGCCTTTCCAGCCATTGGCAACCCCTTCCGTTCTCCGGGCGGCGCATCGCACAACCCATGTGCAGGCAGATGTGGGTTGCAGCCGTGTACCTGTCCTCCTTGAGTCTGTCTATATAGTCGCATTTCGTGTCAAGCTCTGCCCGTAGGGAGGCTTTGTCTTCCCGCAGCTCATTGATGACCTCTTTCAGGGTCTCGACTGCCTTTGACTCATTCTCGGTGCTGACGGCCTTTGCCTCCTGAAGTGCCTGCTCTGCCTTTGCCTCGTACTCTTTTTTGGTCGTACGGAGAAAAACGAACTGAAATACGTTCAGTCCGCCGAAGAGGGCGGCAGCAATTCCCAATAATAAATCCAAGTTCATTTTCTAAACCCTTCTTTTTATTAGTTATAAATTAATCGTTGAGATTTTCTCCTCTTCATATCTGTAATCCATGTTTGTACGTCGAGAGTAAAGGACAAGGCAAACTGCATCATCCTCTTTACGAATATAGCTAATCTCTATTGCAGGTCCGTCGGCATTCGAAAACACTCTTGCCGAACAAACCTCCGCCGGGCCAAATGATGTTACACCTGCATCTACTCTCCAACCGGGACAAGGAATTAATCTTTCGCTCCAATCACCAGCACTGCCGTTCAAATATGCCTTAATAAAAAGCAAGAATTCTTCTGACAACCGTCCATTTGCTCCGACAGGCTTCGATTCCGTTTGAGCGCCACCGGCATTCTGCAACGCTTCTGATATCTTATTGTCGACATCCGTATTCTTTGCAAACCTTGTCTCCATTTCTTCGGGAGCCTCGGTGTAGTCCGTTGCAATGCTTCCCCGTTCAAGTTTCACATCACTAAAAATAGCCTCACCGCAATTTGGAGTATCCGCAGACTTGAAATCATTATTTGGATAAAGATAAATTAAGGTGCTGGGGCTATTTAATTCCTTATCAGATAATTTTTTAATAGTAAAATTTATAAAGTGCCTTTTTTTACCCTCTACATACGGAATAATTGGCCCAACCAGATAATCACTATCCGCAGGTCGATAGCCAATAAGAGCCAAAAACTGGCCTCCAATAGGAGGAGTGATTACCTCTACATTAAAACTCAGCGTGTAAGTGCCCTCCACAATAGGGTTGATTGCATTATAAATGCTATATCTTCCCTTCTGTCTTTGCGGTGGCATATATCGTAACAGATTTCTCCCACCTATCTCTTTTGGTGTACTATCCTGTATCTTCTGGTTGATTTTCGACCAGAATTTCCGGCCAAAAGAGAAAAGCTCGTTTTTTGTAACTCGCTGCCCCATACTAATTAAGTGAATTAATAAAATCGGCTATCTCTTGTTCTGTGACTACCGGAGCAGGCGTAGGAATGTCGGTTAAGCAGGCAAGCGTCTGTTCAGTTCCTTTATTTGGCACAATGGTGTTAACCGCTCCGAAGCTAAATAAAAACCTTTGCCCGTCTGCGCTTATATGTGATACCCCGTCTGCAAAAATGAGTTCTTTAACGCTGAAGTCTTGCGACCCGTCTCCGTTTCTGAAGGCGTAATCACCCTTAGGCTGATATGTGCCTGCCGCCTCTGTCTTTGTCATATATCCGGACAAATCGACTTTCTGCTCGCCAAGTTTCTCCCATTTATCCGTACTGCCGTCGGCCACCCTTATATATTCCGTAAAAAGGTTCTCAGATTGTGCTCCGGTTTTAACAAGATAAATAGTTGTCTTTGAGATTCCGGTTGTAGGCAGCTGCTGCACAACCTTAATGTCGAATTTCGGAATTGCTGACACCTTGGAATCCACCTCCGCCTTTGTGTAGGTCTCCGCTTTCTTATAGTAGTTGACCAAATCCGACACGGCCTTGGTTATGAACCCTGTATCATTTGTCAGCTGCGACAGCTTTGTCTTTGCTGCCGGAATTGTGATGTCAACGGACTTGTCTGTAGCAATCGGCTGTACAGTACCGTTCACCTTAACAATCTCAATCTTGTTTGAGAAATTTGCTTTAATCTTAGCCCAAAGTTGGGTAATCAATGCGGTCAGGACAGACCACGTTACTCGTTTTTCTGCCATAATTTTATCTATGTTAAATTGTTCAATAATTCAGATACATCCGCTTCATCTGCTATCGCCGGAACGTCAAAATTCAGTTTTTCCAGCTTTTCTTCAACTCTTTGTAACTCGTCTTCAATATCCGTCATTAGTTCATTCAACGACTCGTTGAACTGCCCAGGAGTAGCGTACTTGACAATCCCGTCAGACGAGTCGTGGATAAGTATCTTGTCATCGGCCTTCACCCTGTCTATACGATCAAAGTCTGAAGCGAATTTCTTGATGTCATTTGCCATAAGGTCGTGAATTTTTAATTACCTATCTTCCTATCTTGACGAAACGGCTGTGGAGCTTGCCTTTCATATCAGAACGGCTCTGCTGAACATCATCCAAGTAGCGAATTGCTTCAGCAAGGTGCTCCTTACCGATTTTCTGTGCATCATTGGCGATTGCAGCCACCATGCGGACATCGGCAGGGCTGCTTTCGTCCCCGGATTTGACTACTACGCCGAACGGAGTGACCTGTACGGGGTGGTTCCTGACAAAACGGGAGTATGAGAGGTATCCGAGAGCCTTTTTCAGTCCTTCGAAGTGACGATATTCACCGTTGCAGGCCGTATAGTAGCCCCCGTCCAGCAGTTTCTGCTCCTCGACGGGCAATTCTCCTATGCTTCCTACCTCGTCCCCGACAATAACTCCGATATTAGTGTACTTCTGGTAGAGTTTCGCACCGATTGCGGGCAGAATGTCAAGTTTCTCCGCCTCATCAATATAGAGTTCAATACGATGGTCATCAATATTGCCGGCAATCTGTCGCAACTCCCTAACATATGCTACATCTATCATCATAGGGCAGTGCCTTTTAAGAGTTTCGACACATCCTCGTCCGTGAGACCGTAAACGCCCTTCAGAACGGCTTCCTTCTGAACAGAATTCTTGGTGTCGTCAAAGACCAGTTCCACCACGGCTCCCGTGTTCGGGCCAAGCCGTTCAGCAAGCGTGGCCGTAATCCTGTATTCCTTGGGCAGAATGTCGTAATCGAGGTCTGGGTTAATCGAGGGGTCATGCCATAGAGAGAACAAACTCTTGAACGCCTCGCTGACCGTCATTCTTTCAGGCTCGGTAATCGAATTGTAGAAATCGTAGGAATTCCTCATCGTGTCCTGTCCGAAGTTCCCGCCTACATCCACCGCACGGAGTATCGGAGGCTGCAGGAAAGCTTTGCCGATTATGTCGGGTGTCTTGTTCTCCGCCTTCTCGAAGTCCTTGTCAGTGCTGTGTCCGGAGAACGGCACGAACTCAGGCTTTTCCTCACCGTTCTGCAAGTTGATATACAGAATATTCCCAGCCTCGGTGTCGCCCTGGAACTCGGTCAGTTCCTTCTTGATTTCTTCCTCCTGCTCTTTCGACTGTATTGTATTGTCGTAGTCTATGAACATGCCGGCCGTCAGGAAATTGTGCCTAACATTACGATAGGTAATGTTCGACAGCCCCTCCTCGGAGGACATGTCCGTCAGAACCGCATCAAAAATAGGCGTAGGATAAACCTTAGGGCCATTGTTCGACACATAGAGTATCTGCCCCTTGTAGCCGTTCCAGCCACCCGCTTCCCGTACCTGCCGAAGTATCGTCTCTGGGTCAGGATTGAAAAGGTCGAACCACTCTATGTCCTTCTGGCGGAACTGACGCAGGTTCGAGTACCTCCGTCCCCAATCAGGATGCACCGCCAACTTGTCAAAGTCAAAGCACTCGTCCAGTTCCTTGAAGCGCACCCATTCCACGGGTATATGGGAAACTGACACTATCTCGAACAAGGCGTTGTAATTGACATGGAGGGCGAAAGCTCCCTGCATGGCATAGTCCTGTGACACGAAGCGGAGCAGGGTATCTACAGTGGTGCCCTGTCCGTCAATGACTGCCTTGTAGAAGTCCTTTTGCGAGAACCCTCGCCCCTCGATGAACTTGGCGTACTGACTGACGCAGGCGGCTCCCGTCTGGCTCGCACCGACAATCTCGGCCACCCTCTGCGGCTGGTCGTTCTGCTTGCCGAAGGACTGGATTTTCAGCCCCCGGTTATTGAATGTTTCGTACCTTTTCTCGGTCTTTAGACTGCTCGCTTTCATCGTGTCTGTTTTTTATCGAAAACAGCCCGAAAGCCTGTCGGCTTGCCGGGCTTGGTCTTTTGCTTATCCGTGTCGGATTGCTACTCGGCAGAGAGTTGAGCAAGGGCGGCTTCCGCTTCCGAAAGGATTGCCTTGTGCTTCTCAAGCCTGGCCTCCAACTTTCCGATTTTCCCAGAAGCTCCGGCCTGCTTCGCTTTCGCGAGGAGGGTTTCATCGGTCTTTACCGCAGCAGCGGCTTTCTTTACCGCTTTTTCAGCATTTTCGGCCTCTGGTGATACATTTATACCCTTGCTCTCGTCCGCGTTGATAACAGAGGGTTTCTGGCCGTTATAGACGGCAACGAGTTCTTCCCAGTTCTCTGGAACTTTGCTGAAGAACTTTATGTAGGACGGATTAGTGCTCAAATGGTAGAGCGCAAGTTCGTCCGTCAGGTTGAACGCACTGCACAGTTTGCTGTTGTCTCCGTTCACAACATCGCGGAGCAATGCACCTGCACGCAGTTCGAATTGTCTTGATTGCTGTTCCATAAGCTTTTCGATGTCTGATTTCATGAGGACAATATATGCGTCCATCCAGCAGTCCGAACATTTCTTGTTCATTGCCTTATGGAAGATTGACACATACAGATCCTCCGTAATTTCACGAAACGAGGTGTCGGACTTAATCAACTCCTTTACAGCAGCAGATTTAAGTCCGGCATACTTGTTCCTGTAATCAACCAAATTCATAGGCTACGAAGTCACTACGAGGCCTTTGAGCATGGTTTCCGTGGCGGCAAGCGTCTCGGAGTACACGGACTTCGGAAGTTCGCTCTCCTTGGCGTTGTCGTCAGACGCGAGAGTGAATGTGTAGAGCACGCCGTCAGCATCGGTGGAAGCGGCCTGAAAGTCGCTCATCACCAATCCTGCGTCCCAACCGTAAGCCTCGTACACGGTCTCTTGATTGGTTGCATCAAGATTCTTGACGACTGCCACTACCTTTCCCTGTGCGAGCTTAATCAGCTCGTCCTTGGCGTTCTGTGTCTTGGCAAACACCCTGCCGAGTAGCTGGTGGTTGTATGTGTTCACATACGTGCCCTTATTAAGAGATACAGAACCCTCAAACGCATTCTTTGCACTCTCATACTTATAGCCCTTGGCACTCCCGGACATGACTATCGTGGACAGTACATTGCCGGATATTGAGGACGCGGACTTGTCGATATCATCGAAGTTAAGAAGTATGAGTTCCGGAGCGATACCGGCAATTGACGCACCGCATCCAGCAAGAGTGAGGTTCTTTGCTATTTTACCGCAGTTCATATTCGTTTCTTTTTTTTTAGTTAAGGGGCAGGGCAACAGTCCTGCCCCGAATTGAGGTTTACTGTGCGTACACGAGACGGGCAGGGTTCAGCAACTTCGCATCGAGCTTGTCCTTGGTCTCAATGAAGTTCTTGCGAGACTTCTTGTCGTACCAGACATCCACACCCTCGTACGCCTCCTCGGACGGAGTGCCGACTGCGAGGTTTGCTTTCTCGATGAGGACTGCACGGTGCGGCTTATAATAGGTCGCACCAAGGTCGTTGTAGCTGTGAATCATCTTGTCCCAAATAGGCATTGCGATTACTTCCACGCCAAGGAACGAAAGCGAACTCAGACCGTCCACGAGGTTGCGATAAGTGCTTTCGATGCCCTTGCCCATGAGGTACTGCAGATATGCGTCTGCAATGGACTGGGTTACGAGGAACTGCATATTGCCAGATGTACGGAGTTCGATAGGTGCCTTGAAGTACATATCGTTCAGCAGGGCGTATGCAGCGTCACCGTCCATGGCGGAAAGCTGTGCAGCCTTGGTGGACTGACTGTTGGCTGAAATCGTGGAAAGCAGAGAACTATCAACGGTGACAGCAGCCTGCAACTGCTTGAACAGACCGTCAAGAATAGTGAAGTAGCCGGTGTCAACGCCTGCGGTTATGATACCGCCAGAGAGAACTGTATTCTTGTTCGCGGTGTCCTTCGTGTAGTAGGTCGTTCCGGATACAGCGTTGCCTGTGACAGCAGTGCCGGAGAGATACACGATAGTGCCGTTCGAGAGAGCACATTTGACGGCTCCAGCAGCGGTGGAAGCGACACCTGCATAGACGGTGCCCACGATAGCACTGCCAGAGGTTTGAGAAGAAACAGTAGCAACAGGAAGGCTCTCCACCGAGACATTGGCAGCATCGGTATCGTTGAACCACACGAGACGGTAGAAGAAGTCACGAATTGCGTCAGTCAACACGATTACGAGGATAGCCATGTAGTCGGTGTCGGTCAGGTCGTCAATGCGTATGCCATTGTTCTTGGCGTACACGACCATGGTGTTGTTAAGGTCGGAGGCACACTCCTCGATGCGGATTTCCCAGCCTTTAGGAGTCCAAACAACCTTACGGGTACCGATAGCCCAATCCTGACTATCTGGGTCGCAGCCCTGCTCCGCCTTTCCAACAAGCCCGCCGCCTGTGATGAAACCGATTTCTCGGTCATACACGATGCCGGAGTACATTGTGTGAATGACGCTCAGGTCTGGAGCATGCAAGATGTCGTCAAAGACGAGTTCATTTATGTCACGAATCTGCTCTGCAGTAAACGTGAACTTGGAGAG